CCTTTTATAACTTTACCTATAAATGGGGTTAATGATGTAGCATTGTAATTAAGTAAAAAGGCTTTTGTTGCATTTTCTAACGAATTATTGTTTTTCCTATCGAATATAATTTGCTCAACAGTTTCGTTGTTATCATCTTGAAGAATTAAAACTAAACCACTTATTTCCGGTAAATATGTTCCATCATCAAACCATATTCTAGGTGTTACTTTATCTGTTGGCTTTAGTTTTTGCGTTAAATCATAAGTGCCGCCATTATGGTTGTAAATTTCATTAATTACGTCACTTGTTATTTCTTTACCATCGTATTTTGTTGCGCTTAGCACGTTAGGCGTAATAGTATTTACAGCTAAATCACTTTTAACTAAATCCTGCTTTAGTGAACTAACATCGGTACTTAGCTGAGCGTAGTCTGAGGGGATATTATCCTTAACCTGATCAACGATTTTCTGAGTGGCATTGGCGATAGCATCGTTAATGTCACTCTTGGACATGTCAGAGCCGTCTGGTACTGCGGCAGCATCTACAACCATTATGATAGGGGCAGACTCCACCACCTTGTCGCCAGATTTTACCTTGATTTTGCATCTTACCTTGCCTGCTACAGCCGTCATCTGCTGCTGTATAGTTACGGTTACAGTACCGCTAGAGTATGTGCAGCTATACGCAAAAAACTTGCCATCAGGCTTACCACCCTCAAAAGTTGCAGTCGCAGAGGTGGGGGCAGTCCACTTACCAGAAGATGAAAATAAGTTAAAAACAAGTGTTCTTCCGAGATCATCATATTGTGATACATTAATGATGATTGGAAGAGTTCTCATCGGGGTCATGTCCAGGTCATAAATTGCTTTAATCATTTTGTTCTCCTCTCAAAATTTTTTCGTGATTTTGTACCACTTTTATGAGATCGGCTATCAGCTCTTCATAGCCAATAGCACCGTAAACTACTTTATCAGCACCTTTAAACTCTTGTAACAATGCCAGATTATCCATAGATAATTCTTTTGCGGTTTTTTGCACCTCTTGATATACAAGTCCATGATGCACTTTAAGCTCACTATCAGCCTTGTAAGTATACGTCACGGGGTTTAAAGCCATTATCCAGTCTGTGGCGGTATCACAAGATATATCTTCGATGTTATCCTTTAGTCTTTTATCAGATGAGTGTACGATAGTTCCATTTACTGCAACTGTACAAGTTCCTGCCTCTGTATCATTAACCTTTTTCTTTCCAAAAAACGTAAACTCACTTGTCCCAGTAGGCGCAAGATAGTTTTGCAAACGTCCAGTGTAATCATACAAGCTATCACTTGTCGTTACGTCTGAGCCAGAATGGAAATCGCAGTATGCAATACCCTCAGCTGAGTCGTTATTGCCGTAAAGCTCAATTCCATAATTGATAAATATTGCCTTATCAAAGCACACATCTTGCCGCTCGTATATCCCTGTATCTTTGTTATATACTCCCCCTTGCGAATACATAGAGCCAATTTTAAAACGTCCATCAGTGTTAATATATCCTGCACCAACTTTAAGCAATCCAGAGTTTATAACAACCTCGCCAGTGTCCATGTCAGCACTAAAAAGAGTCTTTCCAGCGTTGTCTACAACCTGCAATTTCCCAGTATCTATATACGCTGCGTTGATGCCCACGGTGTAGATTTTTTGCAAGATTGCTGTACCGCTCCAATCTAAGCCGTTGTAAGTCTCGCCACCATCAACAGAAAAGATCATGCCACCGTCATTGATGCGGATGATGGTCTGGGACTCATTCAGCGATGGCTTATCATGTAAAAACCAATCATGCGCCCCACCAGTTCCTTTATCAGTTACATACAAACCACTACCCTGCTCTACCTTCTTTACAAGCTCTGCAATCGCTTTCTTTCTTGCACTAGTTTCCTCAGCAATCTTGTCATCTGTGTCCTGCTTGATATCCTCTATAACTTTCGTAAGGCTATTTTTTGCACTTCCCAGTGTGATACTGTTGTAGGTATCATTAAGCACGTTATATACCGTCTTGATTACCTTTGCTTTTGCGCTGATCTCCAAAGGTTCAAAATATACTGATACTGTATCGCAGAGGTTGACCGCTTCTAACAGTGCAATGTCCTTGTAGCCCTCAAATTGCGATAGCATAACAAACGATACATCAATTGATACATCAGGCACTCCAAATCCTACTTGCCGCACGTAGGCTTGTGCTTTTTCTCTTAGCTGCGCTTCTGTGGGCTTTCCTTCAAAGCTAGCTGTAAAATCATGTGGTATGGTACGCTTGTAAGGGAAATTATTTGCCTTGTCGCTGCTTATCGTAGTCTCTGGTAGTGTTACAACTTCGCCTGTCTCCTCGCTTTTCCAGTAAGGGCAGATACCAGTGATGGTATTTGCTATGGACTCCTCCTGCTTGATATCAGTAAGGTTTTTGCCATATCGGATTGTTACACCCTTATCAACTCCTCTGTGATCATGCAGCTTTACAGTGTAGCCGTTAAACTCGTACTCTCCAAGGTAGGTATCTAAGATACTGCCAGATGTGCCACCCAAAAGCGCGCGGCATGATGTAGGCACATCAAAGGACATCTTTGCTTTAGTTTCTTTACTAGTCCAAAACGTAAAGGGATTGTCCTCAGCAGAGTTATTTTTCAGTTTTTCCATAGCCTCAACCACATTTGATGCCGTAAATGGCTTCACGGGTATATATGATAGCTGATAAGATATGTGTTCTGCCTTTACTGCAACCTTGCCGTTAAACGGCTTCGAAATATAGTAGATGCGGAATGGCTCAGGGTCTTTTCTATAGGCTGGCACAGCCTTAATAATGCGATTGAGAAGAAGTTCTTTGAACCTCTTCCCTGACTGTGGGTAGACCATTTCAAGCTCATAACTTCCGTTTCTCTCCTCTGTAACCTTACAAGAGATAGCTTCCGATAATGTCCCTAATCCTTGCGTTTTGAATGCTTTTTCAGTTGCTCCGTATAAAATCGGGTTCATATCGTCCACCACCTCCCTTGTATTTCTACTGCCGTGATTGCTCCACTGAAAGATACAGCAGTTTTTCCTGCCGCAAGCACTGGGAAGCCTTTTGCAAGTGTTACAGCCGCATTACAATTGTCATTTCCCTTGTAGCAGTCCATAATATCACTGTCTATGTCTATGTACTCGTTGATTGCAGATATATCTACTGTATAAGCTCCTATAGTAAGCTTTCCTGCCCCTGTTCCATACACTCTGATCAGGGGCTTTGAAAGAAATCTTGTAGGGTTGAATATTTCTCCTGCGCCTGAAAACTTTTCCTTCCATTCACCAGAAAAGAGATACTTTTCTGGCTTGCAATCAAATGAAACCGTAGCTTTTGCGCTCCTATTCCATGTTCCAGTATCATAGCTAATGGAGTCCGTAACCAGTGCCATCCTATAGTACTCTGGATGGTGGGAATCTTCTAGCCTGCAATACTCCGTAGGCTGCTTGAGCCATGCGCTGATCGCATCCACAAAAGCTTCAAAATCATTTTTGCACACTAAGGTGTAATCCAGTTTAACATTTTCAAATCGTCCATTGTCCTTGATAAGATCGCCATTTCTTCCAGTGATGGAGTACTTTGTTACATCACGCTTTGGCGTATCGTAGGACTTCTGTCCGCCCACCAGAAGTCCATAGTTGGCAGAGGATTCACCGTTATAGATCAAAAAATGTATCATGCAAAAACTCTCCTCTCCCTGTCGTAATCATTCGCCATTCGCCTTGATACCTCGTCCACTATCTCATCCGCAAGCTCCTCTTTATCTTTGTTATAACCATTGATATTGATAGTAATTGGTGGGCGGTTCTTTCCATTTCCGTTGATCTTCTTAGCAAGGGCATTCAGCCAACCTTCCGATTTTTCAAGTGGCACGACTGCCTCATCTCCTGCACCTTCCAAGTAGCCTTTCTGCCCTTTGCGAAGTATGCCGCCCTCTTCAAGCTGGCTGATTCTGCCAAAACTCACTGGCGAAATGTTAATACCAAAATGGCTACCACCGATGCCAGGAACCCATTCTGGAACCGAAACAGAAATCCTATTCATTGCACCCACGATTGCATTCAAGCCTGATTCTACGAAACCGATTGCTCTATTGATCAATCCAATAACTGCATTGATAGGAATTTTTGCCGTTCCGACTATTCCACCAAATACAGTGCTAAATGTATTGACAATTCCATTCCACGCTTCACTCCATTTGCCTGCGAAAATGTTAGAAATAAAATCTATCATGCCATCAAGCATAGGCTTTAAAACGGTATCATATAAACTTGTAATGGTCGAAAAGGCGGTTTCTACATATCCAGAAATTGCAGAAAAAACAGAATCAAAAGTTGGTTTTAACGTATCTCGCAGGAAATTTCCCAAATCGTCAAATATCGGTTTTAGGGTATCTCTGATATAAGTAGATACTCTATCAAAAGCAGGTACAAGCGTACCATCAATAAATTGCCTGATAGCTTCCCAACATGGCTGTAAATGATTATTCCATGTGTCAACGATGCCTTGAAAAGCCGTTTCCACAAATCCTTTGATTGCTGTAAAAGCGGTTTCAAACAATGGGGCGATATTATCCCGAACTGATTCAATCAGTGCTGAGAATACTGGGTATAGTATTGTCTCCCACACCATCTGTATAGCTTCGAATGTTCCAGATATTACAGTGCTGATTGCATTAAATGCCACTTCAAAAGCAGGTTGCAGATTTGCCACAACCCAATCGTAGATTCCTGCAAATACTGGTAAAAGAACGTTGTTCCAAACGTCCTGAATCACTGTAAAAGCTGTTGTAATAAATTCTTGAATGGCTGTGAATGCTACTTCCACTGCTGACTGAATGCCAGTAATAATACCATTGATCACAGTTCCATCTGTCTGTGCATCGGTTACAATCTGCTCAATTACAGATGCAAGGAAGGAAATTACACCCCCGATTACATCGCCTGCAATTTGAATAGCCGCTGCAATACCATCAACGATTGCTCCAAGGACTGTTATTGCTACCCCGAAAGCATCCGCAGCACTGCCAGAATCAAGAAAGTTAGTAACAAGTTCTATAAGATAGCTTTTCAGGCTTTCAAATGCCGTCATCAGTGGCATAAACGCATTGATAATGCTGCTAAATGCGCCAGACACAGCACTTGTGAGCTGTCCTATCCACTCCATGATCGGCAAGCTACCAATAAAATCAAATACCGCTGTTGCAACAGAGGAAAATAATTTGAAATTATTCAAAAGGTGTCCTGCAAAGATTTTTGCAAGGGCTGTAAGTGGGCCAGAAACAAATTTGCTTACAATTTCTCCTGCCGCTGAGATACCCTGTTTTAAGGTGTCCACTACGCTTTTAGCCGCAGACATTTTTCCTTGTGCTTTTTCCATTGCTGAGGAAGAATCTTCTGTTACTCCTAAAAAATCTTGCACTACTTCAATGAGTGGCTCAAATACCGTAAATAGCTCTTTTACTGCACTTCCCACACCTGAGAAAGCTGTGGAAGCTGTCTTTTTCAGCTGCTTGAACCATGATACAAGGGGTAGCTTAGTTATAGAGCTAAGCTTTGCAAGTAGCTTGGTAAACACATTTTCAGCTACTTTTCCAACCGACTTAACCATGCCAAGAAGTCCACCACTTGATAGTCCATTAGTCAGGATTGATACCGACTCTGAAATAAGATCAATAGCCGCCTTTAATTTGCCAGAAAACAAATTGTAAAAGGCTAGCTTCAATCCATCCATTGCAGAATCAAGAAGAGTCATCGAACCTTCGAGATTGTCTAACTGTGTCTGCGCCTGTGATGCAGCCGAACCACCTGCATCTGCAAGAGCCGCTTTAAACTCGTTTGTTTTATCAGCCGATACAGCCGCCATCTTGTTATAAGCGTCCAAACCTTGCACACCAAAGATAGTATTAAGGGTAGCGTTCTTTTGCTGATCCGTCATTCCAGATAATGCCCCTGTGAGATTATCTACCACATCGTTAAAGTCACGTGCAGTTCCATCAGCGTTATATGCAGATACTCCCAAGCTATCCAAAGCCTTTTTAGCCTGATCTGTAGGTGTGTAGACCTCAGACATTGCAGAGTTAAGCACAGTCGTTGCATTTGAGCCAGTAACGTTAGCTTCTGCCAGCTTCAGCAGAGACAGTGTTACAGAGTCAGAAGCTTGCCCGTAAGCAGAGGCATTGGCAGAGACACCAGACAGTGCCTCACCCAACGAACTCACATCAGTATTTGCAAGGGTAGCACCTTTAGCCATTAAGTCTGCATAGTATGCCGCTGATTTGCCCTCTTTGCTAAAGCCCTTCAAGGATGATGTAAGGTATGTGGCAGAGGATTCCATCGACATTGCGCCAGCCGAAGCAAGATCAAGTGTCGTACTCAGCAAGGTTGCTCCGTTTGCATCCTCGTTTAAGATATCAGATGCACTCATACCTGCCATTGCAAGAATATTGATACCTTCGGCAGCTTCGGTGGCTGTGAATTTTGTGGTCGCTCCCATTTCCTCAGCCGCAGCCTTTAAGTCTCCAATCTGGTCTACCGTCTGACCTGTTGTCGCTGCAACCTGTGAGATAGCTGTGTCAAATGACTTTCCAGTCTCTACTGATGATGATATAGCACCTTTCAGTAGACCGAAGCCTTTAGTGGCTACTGTGCCTATAGCATCTGCAATTAGCTTGCCCTTTGCTACAGCTCGTGTAGCAAGAGATTCTAAGTCCTCTTCCATGCCCGATGAATCGACAGAGATTCCTGCCACCAGTTCAAGTATATTCACAGCCTCACCTCCAGTCCTGCCGCTTTAATAATTTTTGTTATGATCTCTTCTGCATCTTCTTCTTTTTTCGGCTTTCCATATGCCGCATCATAATATCGCTGCTTCATGATGTGTCCGCCTGCAAAGTTAGCAGTGTTTTCACAGATTTTTTGCAGCGCATCCGTCACATAAACGCGATAAAGCAGGTTCTCTACGTACTGTGCATGTCTGCCTTGCACATACGCGAAAAAACCTGCTAGTGTTCTACCTCTGTAATCTCCTATGCAGAGGTAAAGCACTCTCCGCGTCTCCTCGTCTGCGCTCAGGTAAAAAGCTTTACAAACTCCTCATCCGACATAAGGTCGGAGAGATCATGAATAAACGATGCCATGCTCAACCCCTGCTTGTACTCGTCCTCGGTCTGCTGTGAGATAATAGCCATGATTTTAAGTAAATCGTCCTTATGCCCCTTGATGAGCGCAGGAATATTTTTCTGAATGCGTTTCAATGCAAAAGTAGTTCTGCTTTCGCCCTCTGGAAGCTCTGCCCTTTTAAAAATTGCCGCTGCTGCTTCATCCATTGCAATGTTGGTTACTGGAACAATTACTTCTGCAAGTACATCAAGTACCTGATCGCCTTTGATATCTGATAATTTCATCACTCGCCACCTGCCTTAACGTATACTTTGTATGGCACTTCATCTGGATTCTCAAGGCTATAGTGTGCGGTATACTCAAAGGTAAAAGTACCCTTTGCCTTGTCGGTGGTCTGCAAGTTGAAGCCACCTGTTGAAAGTGCATTCTTAATGTTGATCGCGATAAATCCACCCTTGCCATAATCGCCAACAAACCAGATGTCCGCAAAATCTGCATCTGTAAGTGTTGTACGAGGGGTGATCGTTGCCTTTGATGTGTCAATGTCTGCTGCTGCCGCAAGGTTCTTAATCTGTTCTGCTGTTACTGCTACATAAGTGCCTGATACCTTGATTTCTCGGCTATCAAGCTCTTTCAGCTCCTTGGTGTTCTTTGGGCAGTTATCAATATCCTCGCCATAATCCGTAAAAGATGGAGTATCAGAGAAATTGATACCGCCAGAAGTTGCACCGATAATATTTGTTGCAGTAATTGTCCATGTCTGAGGATCAAACTCAGACATTAAAATGCCTGCATTCATTTGGATATGCTCAAATACTTTATCTGGCAATTTTGTTGCTGCTTTTCCCATTTTGATTACCTCGTTAAATATTCGAGTGTGACGTTCATGTATCTGCGTTTTACTGTCGGTGATGTCTCGTCTGTGAGGGACTGACACCACGGAACACCAGTTTTTACCCAGATCAAGCCCTCGTCACACTCAATCAAATCATGTTCTAAGATATATTTTCTGAACTCTTCGGCTTTTTGGTTGGGGATTGACTCCGACTCCGTCCGAAACCACATGTTGACTACTATAGCCACGTCAGAGTCCCCGAAGCTGCCCGTGATATACTCATAGGTCAGCCACGGGAAAACTGTGTCATCGGGAACGGATGTAGAAGGATAAGCCGTCATGCCAAAAGCCGTAAACCATGTCTGTAGTGCCTTATCTTTACTCAACTAGCCCCGTCTCCTTCCATGCCTTATGCAGTTTGTCACCGTTCCATGCAATCCAGTCCACCATTTCTTCATTCATCGCCCATGCACCGACAATGCTGTGTGAGTTAAAAGTAAGCCCTGACTCTGCGAGAAAAGCATGAACAATCTCGTGTCTTAAAACCTGCTTTACTAGTTCCTTTGGTGATGTTGCAATCGGATCGTTATCAGGGTCTGTCTCAGGGTCTACATAGTAAATTTTCTTTCCATAGAAATCACACCATCCATCAGCACCCTCACATGTCTTATATTGGTCGCGGCTTACTCTGATGATTTTGTAATTGCAACCCATTACGTTTACCTGATCCATCATGTTGTTAGCTCCCATTTCTCTGCGTTTACCTGCGCTATATCAAGATTAGATACAGTTGGAGACTCCTTATCACCTGCATCAGATGTTACACGGAATGTCTTGCCGTCAGAAAGCCGCTTAAAAACATCGTGATATGCTAACTGGCAAGATTTGTGAGTAGTGACTTTAAAAATACTTGTCACCCCAGATTTCTCAGCAATCTGAGCATCTAGCGTTGTATCTCTTGCAATCGCTGCACGAAACTCAGCCCCATCTTTCCATGTGGTGGAAAATCCACCTGCACCATCTGGCACTCTTGTTTTCTCGATTAGGCAACAATCAACCATCATGTTATCTACAAGATTCATTAGATTTTCCTCCATGTGTTTAGGCGGCTTCTAAAAGCTTCCTGCCACGTTGCAGTACCGGTATTACCTTGCGTAGCTTTAGTGTAGCTATAACCGCCAAAAGACTCTGACATATACGGTGTAGGATCACCGTATTTTTCTTGCCATGCTGCAATATCACGACTCAGCTCCACAACCTCTTGTGGGATCGCTAGAGCTGATATTGCCCCCGTGAACGTCTCATTTACGCGCTCACAAGGGAATTGATATACACCATCGTTAAATACTGACCCCTCTACCAGAAAGTATTGTCCTTGCTGTAGGAAGTCGATAGAATGCTGTACCCCATCACTACCTACGCAAGTGATCTCGTTTCCCTTGATGGTGTATGTATTTTCTCTGTGATCAACCACAAAAAAATTGCGAAGGTGTTTTAATACCAGATACAGCATCAGATCGTCCCTCCTTAGCCTAAAGACTTGATACGAGCAATCGGGATTGCCTTGTGATCAATCTTCTGAGTTTTTTCTGCATTTTCAACGAGTGTCCAGTTCGAAGCTGTTTTGAAATCAGCTGGCATTGGAGACGTTGTGGTTGTAGGCTGCTTGTAAGTGATTCCTCTCGGAGCAATTGCCTTGCGCTGACGGGAGATCAAAAAATCCTGTCCACCGTACTTAAACGGATCACGAGTTGTTTCATTTGGCACTGCTGCGCCAATATCGCAATAATCAAATGCACCTCGCCCTAAAATATAAGTTGTGTATGCGCCTGTATCAGAGTCAAACGGAGCATCATCATCGATTAGCACGGTTCTGCCGTTCCATGTAGCAAGTGTCAGATCTTTCTCAACTCCGTTTGCATCTACACCCTTGCCGTACTGTAATACCTGCAAGTTCTCAAGATTAGTAGCTACCTGAGAATGCGCAATCACAAGTGAAAAAATATTCTTGTTTGCACCTGCTGCTTTCTGAATAGTGTTATTAAGTGTGGTTACACCCACAGTCTTTTCGCCTGCCTCAGTGATATCAAGTGTGTGTGCTTCAACAAACTTGGCATCATTCGTTTCGGTCATGCCAAAAATACCTTCAAGGACAGCTAAGATATTAAGCTGCAGGTTATCATCCCAGTAGCCAGATACCTGCTTTGCGATATCTACCATAAAATCATGTCCCGTGATATCTCTAGTAAAGTCCTTCTCTCCCCACGAATTAGCTCTACCATAAGCTACAATACCCTGCATATAGCTATCAATGCTATTAGGTGTAATCGTAGTTTTGCCATCGTAATTTTGAGCATCACCGCCAATTAAGCCAACCATGGGCAATATAACGTAGTTGCCGCCTGTCTGATCTGCAAGTAATGTTTTAAGCTCGTCTCTAATGTTAAAAATACCTGCCCTTAAAAAAGCGTTCTGCTTAATTCTCGGTACGGTTTCGAGGTATTTTCCAAATACCGCGCTATTAAAGTGTTTGTTATCAAATACTGCCATGTATTACTCCTTTACTTTCCGAGCCATGCTTTAACGTCTGGCGCATCAGGATGTGTATTTGCATACTCCATCTTTTCGCTAAGAGGCATTTTCTCAAACGCTGAGCCACCACCATTATCAGGTGGGTTCTGGATATCTGCTCCTCGCTGCTCTGTGGTTGTGATGTAGTCCTTGTAGTTTTCCTTGATGCTCTTGGTAAGCTTATCAGCCCCCTCAATCTTGCCATCTTTTAAGGTTAATGCTTCGATTTCCTTAGCACTTGCCTTAACCACCAGATCAACCAATTTGTTTGATACTCCTGCGCTTGTCAGAAGCTCTTTGTAAGCGTTTTCTTTCGCCTTTGTCTCCTGCTCCCTAGTCTCGTTAGCCTTGTAGTCCTCGAATGCTGTATGTTCGGAGTTATACTTAGTTTCCCACTCCTTAGCCTTGGTTTCCCACTCGCCAGCCTTGTTTTTTGCGCTGTCCTTTGCATCATCTAACTCAGCCTTTAACTGGTCGGTTTCCACGTGCAGAAGATCGAGGATTTCTCCAATCTTCTCCTCATCTGTTGCATTCTCGTTTTTTAGCACTGCTCTAATATCTGATTTCTTTAAACCCATTGCTATTTCTTCTCCTATTCTTTGGGGCGCATTCTCGCGCTATAGCCGTATTGCGACTGTTATTCTTTACAGTGCCCATACCTTAGCATGATTTTTGATTGATATTGTGCCAACTTTAAGCGTCACCAAAAGAAAAAGGAGGGTGTTAACCCTCCAAATTCTCTCGTATGATTTTTGCATATTCATCTGTATGATTTGCAAGTGCAGGTTTCAAGTATGGTCGCGCTTTCTGCCCGTTTGTCATATGCCAATTGCCCTTGCTGTCCTCGTATACCCATGAGGTTTTTCTTCCACCGTCTGCGTACTTTCCAGTACCCAACTCAACATACGGTGCATACTCTACAGCACTGCCTATCAGTACCTTGCTGTTTCCGTCCATCTGGTGTGTGATGCTATTGCGCAGGTTTCCAGTATCTACTGGACATTTTTCCTTGGCATATCGTTCCGCTGTCAGTCCGCACTCCTCTAGTGCTTTTTTGATTTGATCGCGGCTGGCACGGATAACAGCATCAGTATTATCAATCTCAATTCTTATGCTACTTCCCATGTCTCTGTTTCCAATCTTTATAACTTTTTACGCTGTGATCATTTCTCCTTGCCTGGTCTGCATGTATTGTGATTGCCACCATAGTGCAGCGGCAGTTGTATACCTCGCACGGCTTGCCTTTAGGGTCGGCAGGGTACATACAGCCGTTTGGAAATGGCTCATCATACCTCACCCTTACTCCGTTTAATTGTCTGTGTGAATTTCTTACTCGGTTATCGTTTGCCGACATCCATTCTTTCTGCATTTCAATTCCTATGGCAGAGGCACGGTTATAGCTTTCCTGCCGCCCACCATTCTGCGCACCTGTTATCATCGTCCTTGCAGTTCTTATAGCTGCACTGCGGTTCATGTTGGTGACATTCTCTAGTCGTTTTGCTAAATCGCCCACCGCATCCCCTTGTAAGATACCTTGCAGCACTGCATTCTGCACCTTTTGACGATTCCATCGCTCATCCTTTGAGATATCTACTCTTGCAGGTGGTAGCAACTCAATCTCACCCTCAGACAGTCTCCTGATTGTGTCCTCGTCCAGAAGATCAAAGCTTATGCCGCTTCCCTTCTCGATTTCATAGGCTGAATAATTATAATTCTCGCGGAACACCTCGGGGGTAACGTTGTTGATATAGTCAGCCGCCAATTTATTTGCATCAGTAAGTCGCCTTGCCATCTGATCTCTCAGAGCTTCCCACCTTGCCCCTCGTGCTACCTGATTGCTGACCCACTGGAAGAACTCTGCATCTGTATATTTCCCTTCCATGTATGCGTTATACTCTTTTAGGTAGCGTGATTGAAACGTTTTAAAGTACTCCGTAGCCTTTTCTTTCAGTTCTTTGTGCGCTTCCTGATATACCTGTTGTAGCCGCTTTTCTACCTCTCTCAGCCTTTTTTCTGTGTATTTGTCGGAGTAACTACTCACTCAGTATCAGTCCCTTCCTCTTCGTCATCCTCGTCCTCTTCATCGTCTGCTGAAAATCTTTTAATTTCTTCATCCTGCCGTTTTTTAATTTCTGCCATCGCCTCTTCTGGTGTGAGGAATGGCAGATGCTGAATCACGCATTCATCAGAAAGGTAGTTTGAGGCTGATAATACCATGTTTGTCTGCTCACTTTGGTTTGCAACTCTGTTCCAAGTAAAAGTAGGATTGTCGCTGATTCCTGCGAGTTCAAGAATCTGCTGTACGAAATCCAGTACATAATATTCAAAATCTGCACACTTGTTATCCTGTGACTGATATGCCGCTTTTATCTCCTGAGTGGTTTTTGGCGCTGCTGAGAGGGTCTTAACGTCCAAAGCTTGGAAATCCTCATATAGATCATTACGCAGCAGCTCAAGCATTGCTTGCCTTGATTCTACTGGAACCTCTAGCGTGTGAGCTTCCGCTTCCGTTCCATCCTCTACTACTGCCGCCCTTACAGATGCCATACGTTGAATGAACTTTGCAAGGTCTGGGTCGTCCATACCGCCCTCATTTTTCAGAATCCAGTAGAATCCTGCCGCATCATCAATATCATTCGCAAGTCCGTTCTTGACATAGTCGTAGCAATCAATGCTTTCTCTGATGCCAACCAACTCACTTTCGTGCTCGTCATTGGCATACAGTGGGATAATTGGCAACCCTGCATAGTTGCTCTCTATTTCATCGTCTACTCCTACAGCCGTCTTAGTGATTGTTTTGATATATCCCCTCTTTGGGTTGACTACCTTAACAGGCTCACGGTTGACTTGCTGAAAATCTGTGTAGCCATCAGGCTCATACAGAGTACATTTGAAAACAATATCGTCTCCCACTACCCTGCACCAATATCTGATGCCTGCCATAAGCTGCGAAGTTTCTTCGCTATACAGTGGACAGAAACCTGGCTTTGATGGTGTGTCAGCATAACCGAACACTTCCAGATGATCCACATTCCAAAATCCAAAGCCTCTTCCACCTGCCATTGCTCTTTTTGCTGCAAGCTGTAATTTGAAATCGAAGTTTTTCCCCAACTTTGCCTTATTCTCTGGCTTTTCCAGTTTAAGTCCATTTCCTAGCACGTACTGCACCTGTTGTTGGCACAGCCTGCGGAAGGCCAGTGTCTTTGTTTTAAAATTGGATGAAAAAACGTCAGCTACCTGCTTCCCACTCAAGGTATACAGCATTTTCTGAAATTTCTCGATAGTTGTGTTGTGCTTTGCAAAGTATCTTTCTCCGTCCTGTGCTTCTGCATACTCTCGTGAGCACTTGAAGCTGTCTACAGCATCGCGGCAAAAAGCTCCTCTGGCCTCATCGCTTACCCCAACAGCAAGCAAATCCTGATATGTTTTCATAGTGTCTCCTTTTACAGCATGTAATTGCCGCTTGCTACTGCTGCATCAAGTGCGGCTCTTGTCTTTTTTATCAATCTCTTGGTTCTTACAAAATATCGTACTGCATCCATACAATGGTCGCTTTCTTTGTCCACTTTCTCCTCGCCTCGGTCTAAGGCTTTCTGATCCCACACGTAAGCCCCAAACTCTTTTATGGTGTATTTGCAGCAAGCCATAAACTTTAATCGCCTAGTTTGCAGCATGGTTGAAACGTCTGAAATTCCATTCGTTACATCATTATCCGCATCCTTTACATGCAGCCCTCGGTTTCTTACCTCTACTTTCAGCGCAGCAGCAGAGGGGTCAATGATTACCTGCTTTGGCTTGATTCCATTTAGCATTTCCGCAAGTCCGTCTACAAGCTGTCCCACTGTCTTTTGCTGACTCTTCTCTCGCCCACTATAGTAGTATTCTTTTAGGCATAGCCAATCGTCTGTCCCTGCAATTCTGCGCCAAAGTAGAAAAGTCGTTGCGTTTTGAATACCAAAGTCAGAAGAAACGTAATAATCTCCGATTGTGTCAGGTTCTTCTTTCAACACGTTCTCTTCCTTGGAGAACATATCATATACAAGTCCTTCAGCTATGCACCAGAGTCCGAGAATATAACGCTTGTAGAACACTCCCACGTACATGTTACGATATCGCTCTTTGATCTCTTCTGAGAGTGAGAGGTTATCGTCCATGGTAAAGTGCAGGTAAATCAGTTTCTTTTCCTTGCGCTTATCTATCCAATTTACTTTGAACCAGTGTGAAGGTGAATCAGGATTGCAGTTAAACCAGAATTTTGAACCATCTACTGAACAACGTCCTGTCGCTTGGTTAACGAAGCTCTCAGGCATAAGAGCCACTTCATCAAAAAATACACCTGCAAGTGTGATACCCTGTATCAAATCTTGTGATCGCTCATCCTTGCCGCCAAAGACATAAAAGTAGTTCTCCGTTTCTCCTCTCGATATGACAATCAGATTGTCGGCTCGATGATCTTCTACTTTGTAGCCTCTGGCTCTTAGCATCAGCTTTAGCCAAAAGAGAACGTTGCGGCGAAATGATCCAATGGTTTTTCCACACATTGCCAAATTCTGATTCCTGAAGGTAGTCATAGTCCAAAATACGAAAGCTAGTGACATACTCAGTGTTTTTCCTGATCGAATAGCACCATCTGCAATGATGCCCTCCATATCTTTTACTGGGGATGTATCACACCACCAATTAAGCACCTTGCGTTGCTTTGGAGAGAATGGTTTAAAATGAAAAAACTGTTTAACTTTCTTTATCAGGCTCATCTGTCCAGCCCTCCCAATCCGCAGCGGCACTACCTTCAAGTGCTTGCAGGAATCCGTCATCAGCAAGCTCTTCCTGCTCGTTATCCTGCTTTAGCCGTTCGGTTTGTGCGTTGATCTGTGCTATCTTTGCCTTTTGCTCGGCTGTAGCTAAGTCCATATGCGCTGCCAGCCAATCAAGTGCTTTCATACGGTCAGCTAGCTTGATACTTGCCCCATCTTTTCCCTGCTTAACTTTTGTAAGGATAGTTCCGTCTATCTCGGCAGAGGGCTTGAAACGAACGACATTAACAATCTTGGTAAGTGGTTTCTTTTCTCCTGTGTCGGGGTCTTTTATTTCTACCAGTCCAAATGCCCCTATTACTGGAACTTCTTCCGTTCCAAAGGTTAGATAATCGGTGATATCAGAAAATGCAATATCCATATATTTCTGAAAGATGTCGGATTCGCCCAGTAATTCCCGATTTAAGCGATTCTGTTTTAGCTTTTGAATCTCATTTTGAATCTTAGGGTTTCTTAGGGTGTTGAACCCTTCCACCATTGCTGTGTTATAGCTGCACTGATACGCTTTTTGATACGCTTTCGTTGCGTTAAAGCTCCTAATGTAGTAGATGCAGAAAAGTCGCTGTTTATCGTTTAATTCTGTGTTCTCCATCACCTGCTTAACTTCAGGCTCTACAGCTCTTCCCTTTAGGGTTTCCTTTTTATCCGAACGCTCGTTATTTTTTAGCGAACGTTCGCTTCTTTTTTCCGAACGCTCGGTGTCTCCCTTATCCCACTTGTAAGTGCTTTTCCACCGTCTAACCGTTCCTTCTGGCAAGCCTAACTGACTTGCAATCTCAGTTAATTTCTTACCCTGCAAATACAATTCCTTTGCCTGATCAATCCTTGCATCTGGTGTTCTTGCCAATTTGTTCACCTGCTTTCCGTATATCAAGAAAAGCCGTCTTTCCAGACGGCTATGCACCCTGAGGGTGTGGCGAACCAGAATTGCACTGGGGGAGTGTATCAACTCAGCCACTTTTACCGCCTGTGGCTTATAGGAGGTGTATAGAGTCGTCAACAGCTTTCTCCGTACTCCCATATTGTAGAACTAATTTTGATTGATGTTGTGCCAACTTTTAGAATCCTGCATTTTTTCCAACGGAGTTTACGAAATCTATTTTCCACCGCTGAATTGTACGCTCCGAGAAGCTTAATATCATTGATACTTTAGGCACACTGTAGCCCTCAAAGAACAGCAATTCTATAGCTTGTAGCCTATCTCTGTAATTCCCATACTTTGCAGTTTCTTTTACAGCCTGCTCCATTGCCTTTTCTATCAACTTTCCTTGTCGCGTATTGGGTGTAGCCCTTGCATAGTGGTTAATCATTCCCAGTACTATGTTGTACCACCAGTTCTTATAGCGTGATGTGTTCAATCATCATCACCACCTGCTGCACACAATGCAAAAACGATAGTTACAATGATTCCTGTAAATACTCCTGCTACAAATACTGCAATTTCCATGTTTAATCCTCCTTCAGTTTTTCTTTTCCTTCCGTACCCGTTCCACCTGATATAAAAATCTGCGATACGGCATATTGCACTGCCTTGCACCTTCTGCTATCGGGATTCTTCCGCTATCCACTTTTGCGAAAATTTCATAAAAATTATCTGGAAGAGGGCAATGTGGAGAGCTTTTTTTACTTTCTCCTCTGGCTTTAAGCTGCTCATTTGCATATTTTGTAAATGTTGCCTGTGATACCTTACATCTCTCAGCAGCATCTACTCCGCTTAACTTGCCATCTCTCCATTTCTGATAATTTTCTTCAAAATTTTCAATTTCAATTTTCTTTCTGTTTCTGGAATATCCTGTGTGCTTTTCTCCTCTGGCTTTTATCTGCTCGTATGCGTACTTTTCAAAAGTTACTGCTGCTACCCCGATTATCTTTGCCCCTTCTGCGGTTGTAAGCTTTCCATCTCTCCACTGTGTATAGATTTCTTCTGGCAGCTCTGCCTTGCGTTTAAATACCTGCTTTGATTTTCTCTTTGTGCGCTCTCTGGTCTTTGCTCCATTTTCTGGAGATTTTGTGGCTTCTGCTCCATTTTTCTGCATTTCTGGTTTTTCCCAGTGCAACCAGTTCTTGTACATGGGGCGGTTCTCGTACTTCTTCCCCCACATCCCTAAGTCCATGCTGCGAGCACGAACATCTGCTACAGCCGCAGCTTCCTCTCGTGTAGCAAATAATCTTGCGCCTAGGTCGCTCTTTTTCCAGTAGAATAAGTTATTGGTATTGTCGCCCACCTCTCTGTGCAAGCACACAGATACGCAGCCTAGCCCACCGCTTTTCCACTTGTACGGAGATTTTACAACGGTTTCCACTACCTCAAGCCCGTAATTTCTAAAGCCTTCCAGCCCCTTATATCTCATCGTGTAATCGCTTGTGTAGTACTCACATACACAGTATACTTTGTCTCCAATTTTTGGATTCCACTCTCTTTCTGCCATTTCTTACCTCCTGTAATTCTTCCCAAAAATCGCTTTAAAATCTTCATTGGGATATTTTCTTTCAAATGCCTTTTGTCCTTCTTCATGCAGCTTTTCCGCTGCTTCTTTACAAAAATGTACACCGCAGGGCGGCTCGTTGTGGTGACTATGGCATAGCCAAACCTTTAAGCCGTACTTCTCGGATAGCTTTCTGTTTGCTGTCCCTCCGAAAATGTGGTGCATTTCAAGCCCTGTGTCTGGCAGGGACATTTCTGTCCCTACCAGTTCTCGGCAAATGTAGCATTCCTTGCGATTCTGCAAAATGCTCTTAGCCATTCTCCTCCTCCGTTACCTTTCTTGTTAAAATATACAGCTTATTGTAATCCATCGTTACCTTGTGGACTCTACCGCCTCTCTGAGTCTCAAGCTGTACCACATGTGGATACTTTGCCGTTACTGCATAGTATCTGCTGCTATACTGGTATGTTACAATCTTCCGATTCTCATCGTAAATCGGCTTCTTTCTCACGATTGTGAGAATATTGCCTACACTCAAGCCGTTCTTAAATGCCTCAATCTGCTCGGCTCTTATCGCCCGCATATATTTTGGGTAGTCCTCTGTATAGCCTGGATGCCCTGCTTCTACATATCCTGCTGCTCCACTCATTTGATTTCCTCCTCTTTCAAAACCTTGATAATTGGCTTATCATTGCCATAAGCGATATCACAAGTAATAGTCACAAACGCACGTTCCATCAATTCAGTTTCCGAATACATTCCTAATGCGAATACAGAGCCATCTATTGTATCTGCAAGAATAGCTGACTTTCCGTTGCTGTAATGCTTGGAGCAACGAATACTGCAAATATTCTGCAAATTGATTATGGTATCACGTTCTTGTGTAATTATAAAATTCATTTCTTTCCTCCTCTAAAATCTGCACATGCAATAGCTCCTGCTACAGCAAATACACCTGCTGCAACCAAAGTTAAGGCATCTCCTGTAGCAATTCCGCAAACAACTAAGTATGCTGTAACTAAATAGTTAATCATTTAATCCTCCTTATTCAGCTTAATTTTTTTACCACAATACGGGCAGAATTTGTATTTTTCTAGCCCTCTAGCGTTTATGAACGCAATTTCGTTTCCGCAAGCTGTATTCACAGATTCCAAGCTTATATAAGAGCACTGTTTCCATGTACAATATTTTCCACTCGTCTCAACACTTCTCTTGCCTTCGCAGAACTCCACAAACTCATACGGTACTTTTTTTGTTGTGCTTGCATTCCACTCTTCAGCCTTAGCTCTAATATCTTCCACTGTTTACACCTCCTTCAATCCTTTCTCGGATACGGCTTGCAGCCACTTCTGCATACCCTTCTGTTCTCTGATCCGTTCCGATATACCTCATACCGTTCTGAATTGCCTCAATCTGCAATCTCTCCTCGTCATACGTTGGTATCTGATAATGGTTCACTTTTAGCTGCTCTGGTAACTGCAAATTCTCTCTCGCTTGCTGTACATATCTACCATGTACCTCTCGAAAGGCGATTCTATCGCCCTCTAAGTTCTGGCTATGGCAGAGATTTTTCCAACCAAGACACTTTACAACCTCTTTTGTAATCGGGCTCAAGCTCTCAATAGCCTCATCCTCTCGCATATATCCATACTTGTGCATCACTGTCAGCCACTCAGCCCAACCCTGCTCCCAGTCTGGGAGTTGCGCTGCATTATCCTCTGCACACCGCTTGCGGATATCTGCAATTGTAGGTGGGAAGTGTTCTTCCATGATGTATCGTGCAGCTGCGTTCTGCACCTTCTGCATCGGGATATCTTGCAGCATCTTATACCACAGCTCAACCGCTGCATCAGAATCCAAAAAACCCTTTGTCGGATACGCTGTTTTCAGAATCGTTACTATTGTCAACCACGCTTCCTTCTCCGGTGTTAAGCCCGTTTTTGATTGCCCAAGACTTGATTCCATCATATCTGTCATCACCTTTCTTTTGTGGGGTATCTTTGCATACCCATGTACCGTAATTTCCCTCAAGGACTTTCACAAAATTGTTTGGCAAAACGAACCAATCAAAAGTAATCATCCAACCTGTTTTATTATCTCCGCAAAGGAAACTACTTGAGCGAACATTGTCAATCGCTGCCAACACTGCTTCTTTTCCATACTGCTTTAATCTAGCTCTAAGATTTCCATAGCGTTTGCTTGATGGCACAATCTTATATACTGTTTTAATTCCTAGCGTTTCTAACTCATTCCATGCTTTGACGACTTCCTGCATGACTTCTGTACCGACTTCTGTCGGTGAAATCGGTTCGTCAGAAACGATTGCCTTTTCTTCTACTTCTTCTCTTTTATTTATGTCTTTATTTTTCTCTTTTTTTCTCTCTTTCTCTAGGGTCACATTTTCGTAACTGTCCGTCACACCATCGTAACATTGTGACGCTTGCACATAACATTGTGACGGGATATCGTTACATTGTAACGCTTTACGCTCTCTCATTCTGCGCATTCTCTCCGCACTATCGCTCTCTGTCCCTGTCATGGCTGCGCACTCTGGCAAGATATACTCGTTTTCCACATCGCCATCAACCAAGAGGTTTTGAGCCTTTAAAAATGCGATTGTAACTTTTACATTTTCCGCATCCTCGTCCAGATCAAGTGCAAGCTCATCTGCAAAAGTGTCCTCGACTCCCTCATAATAGATTTTTCCATCCTGCTTAAGTGCTACCAAAAGCATTTTCAAGTAAATTACTGTGTAGGTATCGCCACCTGCGATTCTCCGAAGCTTTTTTACTGGCTTACTCTTGAAAAAATCATCCGAGAGCTTTAACCAATAGTATCTTTTCGCCATGTTTATTCCTCCTCTGCCTGCATCACCTGCAAGCCACAGCAAGGGCAGGTTACGGTATTGTATTTAGTATTCTTTGCAAAAGTCGTTTTGTACTCACTCGGTTCTGCATCAAAAATACTTTCACAATACTGGCATGTGAAGCGCTTCGTCTTTAACTTACGGTTGCCATACTTAATAATCTTCATTCTTTACTCCTTTCTTGCCCCTCTGCTATGCCTTTTAGCTTTTTGATGTGCTTTAGGCTATAAGTTATCACCTAAAGCCTCAAATCGCTTTAAAAGGCATCTACGAGGGGGTTAAACGCTATTAATAATCTTTCATGTTGTTGCTGCCCTTCCAGATAGCAAGCATTCTCTCTAATTCTTCGGGGGTGATGGTATCAATGCCCAATGACTCTGCGTCCGATACCGTGCCATGTATCAAATCACTCATTTCTTTCGTGTTGTAGGTGGATGAACCAAAGTAGCATCGCACTATATAGCTATCATCATCCGCGCTCAAAATCTCAGTGTATCGGAACTTTTCTTTTAAGATATCCAGTGCCTGGGCGGTTGCTCTCAGGTCTGCAAAAACTCCATACTTTGAGAGCTGCAAGAGGTAGATCGTCCACTTATCTGAGCCAAGACGTTTCGCCATCTTATCGCACAGCACCCAAAAGTATGCGTTGGCATCCAAGCTTCGCTTGCTACGGTGCTTTTTTGCGGTAATATCAAGCTTTTCTACGTCTTTTATTTCTTCCACCTCTCGCAGAGCTTTTTCTTTCTCAACTACGGAAAAAGTGATTTTTAGCTTGCCATCTAGTGATAGGCTCATGCCATCAAACTTTCCAGAAACTACCACTGTTCAACCTCAATCTGCGTTGGTGCAAAAACTAACCTTACTCCTTTCATGCTCATCTGCGTAACGATTTTGTAAAATGCTTTTGCACAAGTTTTTTCATCATCATACTCTGCTACAATCCGCTTTCCATAGTTGTTGCCAATATATATACATTTTTCTCTGTAGTAGATGGCTGCAAAAGAATCTACGTTGTAGGCTGTACTTCTCTTCAAATCCATTAAAAGCATTGTTTTGCCCCCATCAATTAAACGGTAAACCTTCATTCTCTACGCCATCAGGAATATTCATCCATCCGCCCTTATGCTGACTTGGCGGTGTGTTCTTCTGTGCCTCTGCCATAACTGGGTGTGGCACTGGTGAATCGTCCTCACTTCTCTTCTCACAGAAATAATTTTCCTCTGCTACAACCTCAGTTGTATAGACCTTCTGACCCTCACGGTTGGTATAACTTCCCGTCTGAATGCGACCCACAACAACAATCTTCATTCCTTGGTGCAGATACTTCTCTGCGAACTCGCCACTCTTTCCAAATGCTGTGCAGCTGATAAAGTCTGCTGACTGCTCGCCCTGCTTGCTACCTCTGCGGTCTACTGCCAGTGTATATCTGGCAATTGCAAGGGGCTGTGCGCCCTGCGTGTATCTGACTTCTGGATCACGTGTCAATCTTCCCATCAAAATAACTTTATTCATTTTCATCCTCCTCAAATTCTTCATCTGTGCCAATAAGTGCCGCGCTATCTGCGCTATTCTCGGTTTCAACTTCCTCAGTGATACTTTCCTCGCCCTTAGGACGTTTTCCCATTCTGTACTCGTACAGAGGGCATTCTGTGCAGGTGCAAAGGCGAATCTCAATAAACTGCCCTGCTGTGCAATCCATGCACTTGGCGCGGATTGCTTTCAATGGTGTCAACTTTGCCATTATTTTTCCTCCTTAGTCTTAGTCGCAATTAATCTCTTCTTACAGTTTTGGAACTGCCCAAGTGTCATTTCTTCTAATTTTGCGATATGGTACGCTGTGCAAATGGTGTCCTCAGGCAATCCTGTTCTAGCTAACTCTGCCCTTATGATCTTAATTTCATCGGCAGATACAAGCATAGGTTTAAGCTCCTTCTGCTCTACCTTCTGTTCTACCCTCTTCATTCCCATTTGAAACACTTCAACCCCACGCTCGTTAGTGATTGCCAGGGCGGTTATCTTGCCGCCCTCAACCTGCATACTCTTTACGCGGAATCGCTCGTAGCAGGTATACCTCTGGTAATCGCCTGCGACTTGCTCAATCTTACACTTATCGGCAGGAATCCAAATGAACGGTGCTGTGTATAGCTCACGTCCGATGCCGAAACAGAAACAAGCTCGTTTGAAAGCGTCCGAAGCTTGTCCCTTTTCTTTCTCAGTGTAGCTTTCCACACCTACATCCTGCTTCCAAATCCATTCACGCTCCTGCGAATCTTCGTGTAATACTCGGATTCCCACACTGCAAAAGAGGTTTCCACCGATTACTTCGTATTTTTTCTGCCAATTCTCAACTCCTACTGTATCATCTAAAATATTCTGATCTACTCTTGCATCTTTATACAGCAGGAGTGATACACCATTTTTCTTTACGGTTGCGATGCGCACTTCCACATCATCCGCTGTCAATGCTCTAAATTTCATTTACTCCATTTTCCTTTCTTTCTCTTCCCCTGCTTTCGCTGCTCTGTGAGGTTTTTCAGCAGGTTAGCATTTGCCATCCGTACTCTGGCAATTTCCCAAAGAGTACCGTTAAGCTTGCACAATACTTTAACCATAGCAGTAGCTACATCTACTACAACTTTTACAATTTCTGGCATTGCTTTTTCAAGGAAATACTGCTTTGGGTTCATGCCGTGAAGCTTCTTGAACTGCTTCTTTCTCTGCCGCTTATTCATTACTTATAGTTCTCCTTTTTAATTCTTCAAAAGTAAAATATAAAATTCCATCAATTCTTTTATTTACAGGAATCTTTTTCTCTGTTACTCCTATTAAAATAGGGTTTTCAAACCTTGAACCATATGAAATGAGCTGAGAATTAGGGCTTTTTGCGCCTGCTTTTAGCTCTATTATTACGCTCCTGCCTTCATACAATGCATATATATCAATTCTGCCTATTCCTTCTAGCACTTTTTCACATTCGATGAATGTATATTTTGGGAAAAATAGGTTGAAGTTCTCTATAATTTGCATCTGCATAGCCTTTTCTATAAATGTTCTTGTGTCTCTTCTATGAAAACATACAATTTCTAAATCAATTGAGTCTTTCAAATATGTGATTGCATTAGGATTAAATTTAAGTTTAAACACATCAGCTACCTTTTTTAATAATTCTAAGTCCTCAATGCTTTTTGCTGACACACGCAAAGATTCAATTTTTACAAAGAAATCTTGAAAGTCATCAAAATTATTTAAAAAATCAATTAAAATTTT